TAGTAGCATGAAGATGAATTGGAAAGAAATTGCTCTCCAAATGGAAACAGATCCCAAAGTTCGCAAAGTTCTTTTAGAAGGACCTAAAAGTCTGTCGCAGGCATGGATGCTTCAGGCACTCAAGTTCAAATACCTGAAGTGGACAGTGTGAACTAATGGTACACGGGGGGCAGAACGCCCCCCTTTTTCGTCTATAATGACTTCAGTTCAAACAAACTACTAATGGCACTGTCCGCTGACTACATCCGCACTTCCCTCCAGTCTCTCTACGGAGAATCTGTAACTGCTGGTGACATTCGTGCATGGTGTGCTATGAATGGTTCTAACTACCAGACTGTTACCAAGAAACTTGATCAATATAAAACTAGTCGTGGTAAATGGAATCTGACCATCCAAGAAGCACGAGAGCAGTTTGAGCAAGTCGTAAATGCTCCTGCTGCTATTCCTGCTGTTGAACAAAATCTTATTCCTGAAAAAGATGATACCTTCGTCAAGTTTGGTAACTTTGGTGATATTAAAAAAATTATTCAGTCCCGTCTCTTCTATCCGACGTTCATTACAGGTCTGTCTGGTAACGGTAAAACGTTCAGTGTGGAGCAAGCATGTGCTCAACTCAAACGAGAATTGATTCGTGTAAACATTACGATTGAAACTGATGAAGATGACCTTATCGGTGGTTTTAGGCTTGTTGATGGGAACACTGCATGGCATAACGGTCCCGTCATTGAAGCACTCGAACGAGGTGCAGTGTTGCTTCTGGACGAAATCGACCTTGCATCCAACAAAATCCTCTGCCTTCAGTCCATTCTAGAAGGTAAGGGTGTCTTCCTCAAGAAGATTGGTAAGTGGGTCAAACCTGCTGCTGGTTTCACTGTGGTTGCCACTGCTAACACTAAAGGAAAGGGATCTGAAGACGGACGCTTTATTGGAACCAATGTCCTCAATGAAGCATTCCTTGAGCGTTTTCCTGTGACCTTTGAGCAAGAATATCCCAGTCCTGCTCAAGAAATGAAAATTGTTTACAATGTTGCAGACTCTCTTGGATGTGTTGATAAGGATTTCTGCACCCGTCTGGTTGACTGGGCAGACATCATCCGTAAAACCTTCTACGATGGTGGTATTGAGGAAATCATCAGCACCCGCCGCCTGGTCCACATCATCCGTGCCTACAGCATCTTCCAAGACAAGGCAAAGGCAATCCAAGTTTGCGTAAACCGCTTTGACGATGAAACCAAGCAAGCATTCCTGGAACTCTATGACAAGGTGGATGCTGATTTTGATCTGACTGCCACTGGTGAAAAATTCCCAATTGACCAAGACACTCCTTTCTGATATAATGACTGATGATTGGATACATGAATACTTGGATTCCATGTATCCTGATATTTCCAACAACCTTGATGAACCTATTGTTATGGACGAATATCCTTATTCAATGAACGATAACACCTTTACCATTGATACTACACTTGACGACGTGATTCCTAATTCTCCAGCAACTCCTTGGAAGTATAATGAAGAAGCAATCGTAAAAGAACTTCTTGAATATATCCGTGGAACTTATACCCAGCACTATTCTGCTGGTGATGATAAGATTCAAACTCTTGATCTTATCGAAGCATGTGGCGATGGTGAAGCATTCTGCCGCAGCAACATTCTGAAGTATGCTTCCCGCTACGATAAGAAAGGCACTGCCCGCCGTGACATTATGAAGATCCTGCATTATGCTGTTCTTCTTATGAACTTCAATGATAAGAACGCTGTCCGTGAAACTTACAACCAATGAGCAACATGAAACTCTCTGAAAAAACTCTTAATCTTCTCAAGAACTTTTCTTCGATCAACCAGTCCATTCTCTTTAAGAAGGGTAGTTCTCTTCGCACCATTAGCGTAATGAAGAACATTCTTGCAGAAGCAAAAATTGACGAAGATCTTCCTTTGGATTTTGGTATCTATGATCTGAATCAATTCCTAAATGGTCTTGGTCTGCACCAGAGTCCTCTGCTGGATTTTGAGAATGATGGTCACGTTGTTATCCGTGAAGGAAAAATGCGTTCCAAGTATTTCTTTGCAGATCCCTCTGTGATTGTCACTCCCCCAGAAAAAGACATTACTCTTCCCACCGAAGATGTTTGCTTTGAGTTGAGTACCCAACAACTGGATAAACTTCTAAAAGCAGCATCTGTATATCAACTGCCCGACCTTTCTGCTATTGGTGAAGCAGGAGTTGTGAAACTTGTGGTTCGTGATAAGAAAAACGATACCTCTAATGACTTTGCTGTTGTTGTTGGAGAGACTGAAAATGAGTTTTGCTTCAACTTTAAGGTAGAAAACATCAAGATTCTTCCTGGAACTTATGAAGTTGTTGTTTCACAAAAACTTTTGTCACGTTTTACCAGTCAAGACTACAATCTGAAGTATTATATTGCTCTGGAACCCGATTCAACCTTTAACTGATGAACATCTTTGCTACGCACTCTTCTCCATATGTTTCTGCAAAATCCTTGCCAGATAAACATGTGGTGAAGATGCCACTGGAATGTTGCCAAATGTTGTCTATCATTTTCTCTAAATGGTATTACAACTGGGGTGAGATTCATAAAGCAAATGGAGAACCTTACAATACAAAGAAAGGTGCATTTCGCAATCATCCATCAACCATCTGGGCAGCAAAAAATCATTTCAATACTGCCTGGTTGATTCAACATGGTTGTGCTCTTGCATCAGAATATCAAAAGCGATACGGCAAGGTTCATTCCTGTGCAAAGACTTTGTTTGAGGCAAAACAACTCTTTCATCGCAACAGTAAAAAAGCAATCACTTGCTACAGCATGGCAGATCAGTTTGCCCGTGCTATGCCAGATGAATTTAAATATGACACTAGCATTGATACATTTACTGCCTATAAAATGTACATTGCTTCTAAACCTTGGGTAGCGGATAACTATCTCCGTATGCCCGAACGTAAACCCGATTGGTTATGATAAATGAGACACATTTTGTTCACCCTCAAGGGGTGTAGTGAAACTTTGCTAGATGACGAATCTCATATTCGCAATGTTCTAGTTCATGCTGCTCATTTGTGTGAAAGTACTTTGTTGGATGTTTCTTCTCATAAGTTTGATCCACAAGGTGTAACTGCTATCGCACTCCTTGCCGAGTCTCATATCAGTATTCACACTTGGCCAGAGAATGGAATGGCAGTGTGTGATGTCTTCACATGTGGAGATCACACAAATCCACAATCTGGTGTAAACTATATGTATGATATGATGGGTGCTACTGATATGGTATCCAATCAATTTGTTCGTCCTTTGGAATGATTATGCGTGATGATTTTCTCTGGGTTGAAAAGTATCGACCCAAAACTATTGATGATTGCATCCTCCCCGATGCAACTAAAAAAACATTCAAAGACTTCCTAGATAGAGGGGAAGTTCCAAACCTACTCCTTGCAGGTCCTGCTGGATGTGGTAAAACTACCGTAGCAAAAGCACTATGCAATGAACTGGGGGTAGACTTTTATGTCATTAATGGATCCGACGAGGGTAGATTCCTCGATACTGTCCGAAACAATGCGAAGAACTTCGCTTCGACCGTCTCACTTTCGTCAACTGCTAAACACAAAGTCATCATCATTGATGAGGCAGATAATACAACCAACGATGTACAACTCCTCCTACGGGCATCTATTGAGGAATTTAATCGTAATTGCAGATTCATCTTCACCTGCAACTACAAAAACAAAATCATCGAACCCCTCCACTCCCGCTGTGCCGTCATTGACTTCTCGATCAAGGGGAAAGAGAAAGCCGCACTGGCAGGATCCTTCTTCAAGCGTCTACAGGACATCCTGGATGCGGAGAGCGTCGGATTCGATCAAAGAGTACTTGCGGAGCTTATCAACAAGCACTTCCCAGACTGGCGACGAGTCCTCAACGAATGTCAAAGATATTCAGTAGGGGGTAAAATTGACTCTGGTATTCTTGCTACGTTTTCTGATGTTGCTGTAAATGACCTTCTTAAAAACCTTAAAGAAAAGAACTTCCCAGAAGTTCGGAAGTGGGTGGTATCTAACTTGGATAATGATACTACTGTATTGCTGCGTCGTATTTACGATGCTCTTTATTCATCCCTTGAAAACAATAGCATTCCTGCTGCTGTGCTTGTGCTTGCTAAGTATCAGTATCAGTCGGCATTCGTAGCAGATCAAGAAATAAATATGCTTGCTTGCCTAACAGAACTAATGGTGGAGTGCGAATTCAAATGAAAAAGTCTAGACAACTAAAGTCCAGAATGTATTACTATTTCTGGGGTGCCATGACTCTGTTTGTATTGCTTGGACAGATCTATGTTGGTACAGGGTATCGTATTATGGCTGGATCTGTGTTAAGATTGACTGAAGGTTTTGCGGCACTTTTAGAATATGAAGTTAAATGAGAATGATGCTATCTGGGCTGCTGATGAATTTATTAATTACTTTGAAAATTTTACCTCTATTGAAGATTATCTTCGATATGTGAAAAAAGAGTTAATATCCAAGACAAGTCAAATGTACCCTCTCTCGGATAACTTCTTTAATGAAGATATTCATCCCAGTGAGATGGAATTTGATATCAAATTTGTTGGAAAAAGATTTAATCACTCTATCCCTCATGAACACTATAACAACCTCTTAAACGCAGTTTCTTCTCACAATAATGAATCTAATATTCCAGGCAGAGAACTGCGTTGGATGATTTATGAAAAGAATACTCAAAAGGTTCTTGGATTTATTCGATTTGGATCTCCCACAATTAATTCAAAACCAAGAAATCAGTGGCTTGGCAAGGCACCGGATCTTTCTATCTTTAACCGCCATGCAGCAATGGGATTTGTAATAGTTCCATCACAACCATTTGGGTATAATTATCTTGGTGGTAAACTTTTAGCACTCTTCTGTGTCTCTCATTTTGCCCGTGAAATATTGAATGAAGTCTTTGATAAGGACATTGCCCTATTTGAAACAACATCGCTTTACGGGTCTACCACAGATGCCTCACAGTATGATGGACTTAAACCATTTATGAGATACAAGGGTTTAACTGAAAGTAAGTTTTTACCTCTATTGCATGAAGAAGTTTTTCATCGCCTTCACGATAGATTTACTTTACTCAATAACAACACTCCACTAACTGACAACAAAGCATCATCTAAAAAGATGAAGAGACAAACAAAAATGATTTCAATTATCAAAAACTCTCTTCATGATCAAGACAAGTTAGATTATTTTAACTCTGTAATTGAAACTGCATTTGGGTTAACTCAAAAGAAAAGATTTTATATTTCCGACTATGGATACTCAAATGTACGTGAAGTAATTCTTGGAGAACAGACTGAACTTCTTCGTGGTCCAAACTGGGATAAGTTCTATCTGGAGAACATTATTGATTGGTGGAAGAAGAAAGCAACCAAGCGTTATGAGAAACTCAAACAAGAGAATAGGTTCAGAACAAAGGTCGAACTCTGGACAGAAAACGATGACATTCAAATTATTAGATAATGGAACTGAAAGACTGGTTAAACTCAATCAACTTCACCAAAGAAGATCTGACTGAACACGCAAAAGAATATCCTCCTTATATTATTAACCGTTGTCTATCAGGACATTTGGATTGTGTAATGTTTGCTAATGAAATGAACAAGTATCATTTCCTGGATAAAGATATGCAATATTTGTTTTTCCTAAATACTTTGAGGAAAAAGAAG